CAAATCGACCGCGAAACCGTCTGCGGTTCGTACGTCTTTGATTGGCCGAATGACACCGAGGCAAAACAGCCTGCGATAAACGCTGCGAGTAAAGTGATCCATGTTTTCATTGTGCTTCCTTTCGAGTAATAAAACGCTTGAAATATCGGATCGGGCAGGAATTGCACCTGCTCAGTAATGCAGCAACTAACATTTCAGTTAGCCACGGTGACCTTTCCCGCATGGCTTGACTGCATCACACTCTTTCGTCATATGTGTCACTGTCCACACCGCCGATCCATAAAATCGCACCGTTTAACGTCCGGTGCCACGACGCCTCGCAATGGAGTTGCAGTAGTTTTGCTCGACGGGAGCCGCCACTTACTGCGCGACGGAGCGTTCGTCGTCAACAACACCGACAGGCTGCTCAGCCTCTTTGTGTGATACATCAAATATATCAGACCTTGACTCTGCAAGTGCTCGAATCGATATGGATTTGACCGGCTGAATGTCCTCGACCTCATCGGCCACCGGAAAGCCTAATGTCAGTTCTGGTGCCGTCGTGCGAACAAAGAACGTCGCAGCTCGGTAGCGAAGCATTAGTTCTGGCATACTCTGCCACTTGCTACCCGACTTCGATAGCCAGCCTTCCTTCTTGGCAATTGCCATCGTGACCGGCGGACCTTCAAGGATCTCTCCAGTGCGAAGATCGACCGCTTTGGCGTAGCAGCCATAGCCGTCCGTTCCAGGTTCACCGAAGAACGTATAGGTGATGCCTGAGAACTTGCCACATTGGTTGAACGCAGCAATGAGGAATTGGCTCGACCACGATGGTTTGCCATGGACGATGTACAGGTTCTGAAGAACCATTAGCGGCTTCATGCCAAGGCTGTCGGCAACATCGAGTGCAATCATGCAGTTCGATACGTTGCCTTGGAATTCCTTCGGTATCAGCGTCGATGTTGACAACGCCTTCGCCTTCCGCTGATGTAGATCAAATTCCTGTGATGCGATTAACTCTGTAGTCATTTCCTCACCTTTCGATTTATAAAGCCCAACTTGGAACACTTACCTGTAACAAACTTCGTTCACCTTCCTCGGACCAATCATCACTTGCCGTTCGTCGCTTGTAGTCTTCCAGCAACCTGTGCATTTCCAGCTTGCCCGCGAACAACGACGGCTCATCGATTTCCATCGCGTAGACTCGATATGGTTCTTTTGTCTCGACGACGATTAGAGCGAACCGTGACTTTGGCTCCTCGTAGTACCGCGATGCGCCCTGAAGATAGAACGCACCCTGAAGATGGTAGCCAAAGTCCGCGATCTTATTCGACGTCAGCTTATCCTTACCTTGCACGAATCCCGTTAGGTCATTCGTCGTCTTGATATCGATCACCCATTCATTCGAGCACACGATATCTGGAATGCCTTTGCATTCAACGCCCGTCTCTTCGTCGGTCCACCTAATCGGCATCTCGACGTTGCGTTGCCATTCAAACACTAGCTTGTAAAACGGATGGTCCCAGACTCTTTCAGAGATGATATTCGCACGGCGAAAATCTCCGGAACGAATCAGGGTCTTGCCGGGATTCGCGTCGACAAATGCGTCCCACGCTTTGCCACGACGCTGACCATTGCTGGTCAGTGCTTCATCCGGTATCGACACGTACTGATCCAAGACAAGATGCGGCTGCAATGTCATCGAGTGAACCAGCGAACCGAACTCCATAGCATCAGTCGGTTCAATCGATAATGTCTTTGTGACGTAAGTGGCTTGGTATTTTCGCGGACTTTCTTTCAGTAGCTTTAGCTGGCTCTGGCTCACTGCCGAGCTGTGATTGTAATCCGTAGGTCTCACTTTTTGCCTCTCTTTCAAGTTCGAGTTTTTGTTGTTGACGTTTGCTCATATCGCAAGCAAAGCATGTTTTTAAATTGATGAGTCGTCCACATCCACCGCAGCGATGCGGCTCGACTGTTTCGTAACGCTTTTCTAGGTATGCGGATTTGTTCCGATACTTCTGCCTGTAGAGTGCGTTCTTACACGTCTTCGAGCAGCAAGAGTGCTGTTTGCTGCTGAGCGGTATGCCGCATATCACGCACCTACGCGCCATTGATGCGGTCCTTCTCGATTAAGGTGCCCCGTAGTATCTTGACATCCTCTGGTGCCGATACGCTGACGGAAGTGCGGTTACCTTGGATTCGTTCGATAGTCACGATGATATCGCTACCGATCAGAATCCACTCTTTTTCTTTGATCTGTAGTACTAGCTTCCCTGCCATGTGATTTCTCCTTATTCCACTTCTTTGATCGTCATATATGGTGATGTAATTACCGAACTTGCATCCAAATTATCAATACGGTAGTAGCCCCTGAAGTAACTCATCTCTGGGATAAACGCCTTCAGCGGCTTGTTATACGTGTAGCGGATCGTAACGCTACCATCTGTGATGTCGTACTTTTTGCCATGCACAAACTCCTCTTGCATTGCGATTTAATCCTTGTCTAGGAATTGAATCTTAAGCTTGCCGTTGCCGGCACGATAAACATTGCAGTGGCGACCAAGCTTGCGGGAGTGTCTACGCAAAGCCTCAGTGACAGCCTGTCGACTTCGTTTCATTTTTGCATAATCGATGACATGTACGTCACCGTTCGTCCATTTGTCAAATGGATAGCTGGCGGGCCGACCGCCGAGATTAACCTTCGTCTTCGTCAAAGCTGAGTACTCCGTAGATAGCAGAGGCTAAATCTGCTTGGTTAATTTGATCGCCAAACCGCTCAAGCATTAACAGCCCAGCGGCTGTCCCAAACTGGTATAAGTTGACGCTGTAGCCGGCACATGACATAGCAGCCATCACAAGGCGTGCATTGTGTGCCTGTGCATTGCATTCTCCCGCGACAATCTTGGCGAGATTGCCGATGTAGTTAAGCCGAAATTCGACATTCGATTCGAGCAACTCTTCGTCCGTAAGCTTGTTGGCTTCCATGGTGCGCACCACATCCTCAAATCGATGCGATGCACAAAGTGATAAGTAGTCTTTCATGTGCGACTCCGAAAACTAAAACGAAAATGTTTCTGACAAGATAGGGTTCGTCACCAGAGATGTCAATCTTGGAAAACAAAAAAATAAATTTTGGGATAGACCGATGTTTTTCTATTTTTGATTTCCAAGAAAAAAGCAAAGCGGAGTCCCGAAAAAATCAGTACTAACCAAATGCCGGCAGTTTTTGGAAATTAGAAAAGCCTGAATCAATCAGATTCTGGGGGGTGATCCCAAAATCGGGTGAGACAGAGAGTGTGCGGCGGAAAAACGGTGTCGGCGGCAACAATAGCGGCGGCTGCCTGGGTGAAAAAAAGAAAGAAAAAGATTGACAAGATCGCGGCGGAAATGTCGAATAGCTGTATGTTCCGTTTCCGTTTCCGAGAAAGAAGGTGCAATATGGCAACAAAGACAGCAGTGAAGAAAGCAGACATAATCGAGGAGCTTGAATATCTGTATCAGCAGGTGGTGCAAGATATGGCAAATTGTGAAGCAAGTGCGATTCTGTGTGATGATGGCAGCGTGACAATCAGTGTCGACTGCGACTACAGCGACCGGCTCGCATGTGACATCTTCGCGATATCTGCGCGTATCAATCGAATCGAGTTCGAAATTTGCTATGTCACTCGAGAAGTGTGACAAGATTCCCAAATGTGCGTCGAATAGGTATTAGTTTCGTTTCTGTTTCTGATCTGTTTTAAAGGTTCCAAAAATGACAACAAACAAAGAAATCAACAAGATGAGTCTAGAGATGTGCAACGAAGAACTGGGTGCAATGTGCCAAGAGTCAACGTTTTCCTGCGTGCATGAAGCCCGCGAAGCACTTATCGAGGCGACACAGAGTATGTATCGATTTGACATCACCGACAACAACCACGCAGAGTACGACCTGCGATTTTGCGAAGCCGTTGGCGTTATCGCCGACTGGTACGGAGATATCGCCGACTGGTCTGAACTTGACCTAGACGACCGACGCACAATGCGATGCGAGGTCCGCGACGCTATCGAGTCTATCGCAGCTCCGGCTTCGGGAGATGTCGATACACTGCGAGATTACGCACGACTCGTCTGCGCAGCGGTTGCCACGGTGATCGGTGCTCACGATTTTGCTGGTCATGCTAGCTATCGAGTGACTGCTGCGGAATGTCGCGGCTTGGTCTTACGGATTGAGTTGGCAGAATAGTTTCAGAACGCCCTTCTGCCGGGTAGGCTCCGGCAATTTCCCTTGGAGATAACAGATGAAACCAACATCATCGGACTGCGAAACGATCCGCCAATTGCTCGATGCGGGTCGGGAAGAGGAGGCGCTAGTGCTAGCGACAGCACTACTTGATGCATGCGAGGGAACGGGTGCCGATCAGTATTTGCGGCCCATATTGTTCGCGGTCGCCCCCGAATGCTTTTTGGGGCATCCACATTGCAATCGCAGGCTGTATCCACGATGGCGCTGCACATTTCAGGGTGTATCGACGATTGTTCGCGCAGCAACTCAGGAGGAGGCTCAGTATGCTGCAGCGCAGGTACTGATGGAGATATCTAGTATTCACGCTGAGCGCTTGATCGATAACGTGAGTCGCGTTCCGTCGTATGTGTGAGTGATCCCAGCGTTGAAAGGGTCTTGCAAAAATTGCGAGGCCTTTTTTTATGCGCGGGCGAAAAAAATTTTGGGATAGACCGCACTTTTTTGTTTTGCGTTTTTCCGGAAAAAACGGAGCTCGAGTTCGAAAAAAACGGATTTCACGCTGGCGGCCCCTGATTTTAGAATTCTCAAAAACCAGGAATCAATCAGATTTCAGGGGGTGGTACAGCTTTCGGGTGTGCGGGGGGGGTGTGCGGAAGCTCACGCATGTACAGTAGCCGATTTTCTTCTTGCAATAAAGTTGCAACTTACTTGCAATCGTTGTGCAACTTACTTGCAATTCTATTGCATGCTCTTGCAATCATTGTGCAACTTTTATGCAACTTGATTGCAAGTAAACTTTGGTTGCAGTTTTGCGCTTAGAGAATATTCGCGAGAATTGGCCGAATATTGGAAAAACGGTGTGGACAATATGCCGAATAAAGCTACTATGGTTGTAGTTTCGTTTTCGTTTTCGTTTCAGAGAGGGTACAGCTATGTCTTTTGTGGCAAAATTTTTCAGTGGTTGGGATATGATGAAGGTAGAACGATTCGTATGGGCTCACGAATTGTGGGAAGACTGTGAAGGCTTCTCGCTGGAGTATCAATTGTTGGCTATCCAGGCCTACCTACGTGAACGCGCTCGAGAGCGCGTAGAGTATCGACGATTGCGGGGGGAGCTCTAATGTCGACTGAATGCGTATTGTTGCTGGTTATCATTTTTGTGTTATTGAGCAATAGGGGTGATTTATGAAGCTTTGGAAAGTTACTGTATTGGATGAGCTACCTACGTTTGCGCGCGATTCTCGCGACAACGTTTATAATTCGTTTGGCAAGGGTTGCGATACTAGCTTGGCGCTCAATTTCGGCATATCAGCAGGGGAGAATTGCGACCCTGGGTGTCGCATGCATCCCGAATCGACATCGCCCGACAAGATCGGTGGTTGTTATGCGACAACGATAGAAAAACAGAGGCCGGCCGTTCTAGATAATCTGGCCATTAAAGAAGATCTTGGCGCGCTTAAGGTAGTATCGCTCGCGATTATGCAATGGGGGGAGCTCCAGGTATTAATTCGCGATAATGATCTCAGACAAGTAAGTTGGGTGCGCATTTCTTCAGGAGGCAGTGTACCTGCTGAAGATCAAATACCCGTACGGTATCATAAGCGCTATAAGGCCTTATTTCGCCAACTAGTGCAATTGTGGCGGTCCGTGGGGGCAATGGTTCACTTTCCTGTGGAAAGCATTGACAAGGCCGCCTGGTATCGTTCGTTCCTAGGTGATCTAATTGTCATTCGTTTAAGCGCTCAGAGTCAGGATGAATTCTCTGGGGACAATGGAGCTATGTCGTTTGTGGTTGGTGAGCATATCACTAGTAAGAATAGCAAGCGCGTAAAGCGCGACAGGGTAGCTTATGCGAGAACATATGCTCGTGAGCGCAAGCAGAATACTGGAAGGCCTACGATGCATTGTGGGGCAATTGAGAGTACTTTCCTACGCCGAGAATTCAAGCAGAAGTGCGGTATTTGTAAAGCTTGTGCGATGGACGATATCGATATCCTGTACAGCAAGCATAATTGAGTATAGGCGACAATTCGAAACTACAATAACCCAGGCCTGACAAACCTGGGTTTCTTTATGCGCTGAGCCCAACTCGAGTTGTCTACCCGAGTTCTACCCGAGTTCTACCCGAGTTCTACCCGAGTTCTACCCGAGTTCTACCCGAGTTCTACCCGAATCCGTTCCGAATTTTATTTTGGAACTTGACACGTTTATCCGGTTCGTGTACACCCGGGCATCACATTTTTCTACTACACTTGAGCTAGCGACCGCAGTGGCTCCCCAACGTTAGCCAAATGCCTCAAATAAACCCCTATTTAGGTGGTTTTTTTAGCTTGACCCTAGATATTTTCCCATTTCCGCGACCAAGATGTGCTGTATTTTGACCGTACGCTGCATATACGCTTATTACGCACGTTTTGCCGAAGATTCCGGCCAATGAGTCGAGTTGATCACTCGATGCCTAAGAACGCACGCCATGCATTAATTGCTGCTTGCCCATGGTGCTGCATTACCCATTGTGCTACCTGCTCGCAACCGGATCGATCAACTTCTGTGATGGCAGTCACCCAGTCCGATGGGTCCGAACTCTCTACGATTTGCGCGGCAATGCTCGGGCCGATCCCAAATGGGCCACATACGACAGGGACTCTAGCAAGCGCAGCTTCTGCCATTGAATAGCCAAAGGCCTCTTGATTTGCCGTGGACAAAAAAATGTCGGCGCTCTTCAAATGATTTACGTTACTGGGGTGCTGTCCGATGTTGACGCAATTGCTGGGTAGCTTCGTCCCCCGAGGTGCAGAGACAAATACTTCATATTCTGCCGGCAGTGCCTCTGCGATCTGCATCATTAGTTCCGGCTGCTTCTCGATGCTCCAGCGGTGATTCCACAGGATGCGAACCTTACCGTCGGTGCTGCCGATCGATCGAACGCCTGAGTCAGCGATCGGATTGGGTAGGTAGGTGACATTCCAGTGCCTCGCCACATCCTCGTTAACTGCGATTCCGCCATGACAAAAAGGCAGTGCCTCACCAAAAGCTTGCTGTGCCCACGTAGAAAGTAAACTGCCGTGATGGACCGCTAGGAACTTCTTGTCTGGGAACTCTTGGATGATCGCTTGCAGGTTTGGGATCTGACCCCAAACGAGCACAATTTCCGATGCGTCGACTAGGGAGGCTTGAGATTCAAGGTCCAGACAGATTCGGAGGCTGCTGTCAGTGCAGTTGCTCTTGGTTGCGTAGATGCCGCTGTAGGATTTGCCCAGCACTTCTTCGATTAGAATCTTGGCCCAGGTCTCCATGCCACCGGATTGATTGAATACCTGCAACAGGAATCCGATCTTGGCGTCAGGGAAATGCCTTCGGTCATCGCAGTCCAGGCACATCGTGCAGCCCGCGACCATCTCTTTGGTCATCTTCGGCAGTTTTCGAAGGTATGCTTCGCCGTGCTTTGAGCACTCGTAGATTTTCGGCTTACCGCTGCACCCGCAATTGATTTCACGGAGTGGCTGGCCACGATACATGCAGGGCAGGTCAGGTGTGGCTACCTTGACTGCAGATCGTCGTTCCGCTCGGGATAAGATAGGCGCAGGCTCAGCATATGTAATCTCATCAAGCCTCTTGCCGCATGAGCAGTAAAAAGGCAAGACTTTGACTTCAAGCCTGTAACTAGTTCGGCAAAAAGGACAGCTGAAACGTGTGGTCACTTAAGTCGCACTCCCATCCGCCCGGCCTTGAGACTGTGGTGAAAACAGGCGAGTCGCCACAATCAAATACATCAGTTTCTGCGCGATAAAATTCAGATCCATTTATCCCATAGAGCACTAGTTCGGCGGTAAATTTATCACACGAAAGACATAGAACTCTGACAATAACTTCGTCAAGCAAATAACAACTGTTAATTATGCTACCGAACTCAACCCTGCACGGCACCGTTTCAAACAAGGCGTTGTTTCCGACTGTTCCTATTGCCGTAAAGTTTTCAACTGGGCCACTGACTGTCAGGACGTATTTGTCGTTGCGAAAGCCCGTACAATTAAAACAGTCGCACGCACAGCAGCCAATCCTTTCAAGCGATTCTTCTGGCCCGCTAGATTCAGCGTATCCACTATATAAAGTGACAACCGCCTCTTCAGTATTGCATGGATCTGGCACGCTGCCTGCACATGAATCTACACTTGTAGTGGAGACGTAGGTAAACGGATCGAATAGTTCGGCGCAGTCGCAGTATTCCAGTTCAAACGTATGTGTGTATTCTGTCCATTTCGGATGATCGCACCCTTCTCCGCCGTCAATGGGGAGTTCTCCAAAGCCGGCCTCCAGTTCGACGACCGTGTATTTGATCTGAAGTGTAATTTTTCCACAGGAACCATCCCATTCATTACCGCTGAGTATTAGCAGGTAATTGGGGCTCTCGTCGCCACCTGGGTCTGACCAGGAACTGCCAATACCTATATTTGAACTGGGACATGACTCTGTGTCTTCTGCCGAATCGTATGGGCATGCGTAGTCGTTTGCCCTCCAGCAATTCGCCCAGTTAACACCATAAGCCGTTCCGTCAACGATAAGTGATCCGCCAGTATCAAATGCTCGATACGCGAAGTAAGCGACCCAGTCTTCGCAGGTATTTTCGATGGGAGTTATGGCACTATAACTAGTGCATCCAAATTGCCCAAGAGTAAAGCGATTATCGAGTTGCCGATAGCAGGCCCAGCACGGTGCGTCCTCGGGGCATTGGTCTGGTGGTAATAAAAGCGGATCAATCCCTGTCTCGTCTGGCACAGGCATCTGGATATCGATACCGCATACCGAACAATCGCTTGGGAGTAGCCCGTTGGCGCATGGAAAAAAGCAGCCATCAAGACATGATGGCGCATCGCAATCACATGGACAGCCTGGACTACCTTTTTTGAAGTTCATTCGGTTGGGCAACTTTCCATTACTACGACCCATTTACCAGACACAAATTCTTTAGTAATTACGATATAGGCATCACCAGCAATTTGCTGACCGGATAAATTGTAAGCTTTGAATGTCATGCTTGTTGTGGCAAGGGAGTCCGAATCGCCAATCTTCATGACACCAACGACTGCAGTTCCTGGCGTGTTGTTAGTTCTAGCTGGAATGCCTGTTGATCCGGTCTTCGCAATCGCGATCCTGCGATTCTCAGGAGGCGAAGGTATGTTGGTCCCCTTGACACCTGATTCGCGCACGAGATTGCGCACTCGGATCGCAGTGTGTTTTGAAAAGCCAAATACCTTCGGGTCCATTAGGTTTCTAATGCCTCAATTTGAAGTCGACTTGTTCCGGTCGTGGTCTGGACACGCACTGTAACCGATGGGACAAGCGGAACGACAGCTGGCTCTCCTGCCTTGAGCTGCATGAACGATACGAGCGCTGTGCCGGCACCAACATTGATAGGATTGGTTCCGATGTTCCGAAACAATGCCCAGCGTGGCGCAGAGACGCTACCAAATCCAACGCTCGCTTCGGTGGTGCTGACGTCGATCGTTCCAGGGTTTGGCCCTCGAGCGGTCGTCTGATCGGCAGCGACACTGTAAGACTTCGTAAAAGATAAATTTCCATTGGTGCAGGTAAGCCCTGCGGTGACCCGAATTTCATTTGCCATAGAGTACTCCTTGTTACTGCGTTTCCCTTATGCGTATCCACGAAAAGTCTACGGGCACTGGCCCTGCCGCAATGCGATAAATTACATCACCTGCTTGATTTGCTAAAAAAAGTCCGTCGGAGCCGAGCTTCCCGACATCGCCCTGATTTTCAAATTGAAAACTAAATGGCTTGCTGTTTTTATCCACTGTGTCAAGCTGAGGGACGACAGTATCCCAGAAACCTACGAATGTGGGCTCTGGCGCTTCGTTTGCAACAGCGATACTAAATTGTTCTCGCTCTGCCCATCGTAGTTCAAAATTGACTTTCCAGCACCTGACACCATTTGTAACGCCAAAGCTTGCACCTGCGATATTAAGCAGCCAAGATCTGCTTGGAGCACCTAAAAAAGCAGTATTGTTACTGACATGATCGTAGTCTTTTACTAAATCATACACACTCAGGGATTCCGGCATGTATTGCGTAAACTTAATTACGATGATTTTGCGCTTTATCGTAATTGGTGGAGAATAGGGCCGGCCCGCAAAATTTACAGCGTTTATCGACTTTTCATAAGTCTCAAAATCGAAGTTGACGATCGAATACCAACTGAGCGGATTCCCGCTATCTTGTTCGTTGCCGCCAGTATCGGACTGATTGTCTTGTGGTTCGTTATCAAAGTCTGCACTGACGGTCCAGTATTTGTTGTTGTTTTCAAATTGCTCCGCACTCTTGGACTTGCACAGAAGTGGTGCTGGGATACCATCAAAAAAGTAAAATGCATTGACCAGAGGGATGCCGGATGTACCAAGGATATCGCCTTCACCAGCAGTGCCTGTCTGATCATAGACAATGTACTCACGGGTGGCGTTATAGATCAGCCGCTCACCGTCCGTGGTAACTTCGATTTGCCTGCCTTTTTTCTGACCAATGAGTGTTGTCATTATAAAATTAAACCTATAAAGCCTTGTTTTTTCTGCTCTTCAAGTAATTTATTGTTTATCTCCTGCAGACGTGTTTGTTTTTTCTGCTCTTTCATCGCTTCAGTGGCTTCAGTGCTCTTTCTCTGTGCCTCAACCTTGTTCACAAGATCTATCATCTCGGTTCGGCTCATCGCCCCTGCAGGTAAATTACGACCAGCCTCCAATGAACGCTCTTTGTCAGCGTCATCTTGCTGCAAAAGTGCCTTCCGCTCCTCCAGTAAAGATTTGATTCTAGATTGTCTGGCTTTTGCAGCATTTCGGACAGCATCATCCGCCAGACCTTTGAGAGACTCCTCTGTTCCCTTCATTGAATCAGCAAAAGCCTGTGCGGACTGGGCGACTGCATTCATGGCAGAATCAATCGCATCAGAAATGATTCGACCGGCAGTTTCTTTGCGTCTCTTTTCTCGTTGCTTTTCTTCTGCGACCAAGTCTGCTATTTCAGCGTCTCTAAGTCGCTTTCGCTCTGCAGGTGTCATTCCGGTTGCTTGATATTCCATTAACTCGAGCGGGCTCAGTGGTGCCAGCGCATTTCCAAGTTCTGTGCCCTTAATTCCGCCTTGCATGAAATCAAAAAATGGTCCCATGCGACCCTCTTTTAAGAATTTAATTTCGTCTGTAAAAATTTTTATCGCGTCTGTGATTCTTGTTATCTGTGAGACGTCTGCTAATTCTCCAATCGCTTCTTTAAATTTTGTCCACTCGCTGGTCATTTGATTAATCTTGCCAGCCAGCTCTTGTGACTGCTTTGCGGCCATTCCGAAAAAACGCCCACCTTCCTCTGTGGCGGTCTTAAAGGTATTGGCGGTCTCTTGTACGGAGAGGTTACCAGCCTCCATTTCTTTTCTAAGTTCTGCCATCGACCTCCCGCTTGTGCGAGCCATTTCGGCAAGCGGAGAAAAGCCAGCATTAACAAATTGGAGCACTTCCTGTCCAGTAAGTCTTCCGGCTGCAGTTACCTGACCAAACGCTAGCGCTAGTGACTGCAATCGCTCCGATGATCCAGCAGAAATTTCAGCCAAACGCCTTACGGTCGGGACAAGATCTTCCGTACTAACACCAAACTGCGCCATAACAACGGCGGCCCTAACGACTTCGTTTGCCTGAAGGCTAGTCTGAACTGCCACCTGACGCAGCGCAGAAAAGGTTCGCATTGCTTTAGCAGTGCTTCCGAGGACAACTTCCAGTTTAATTAAGGCAGTCCTCATATCCATGTATGCTGCCGCAGACTCTTTGGCAAAATTGATCGAGCCAGCGCCGATCTGGTATCCGGCCGCAGCAGTCGTGATAGCGCCAAACGGCGATAAACCAGAAAGCAGGGCACCACCGAATTCCATGCCCATGCCTTTTTGGCCCTGAACCGAAAGATTCTGCCGCTGCCTTGCAAGCGATTGTAATGCTGCAGTCAGTTGCTGTGTGCTTATGAGGCCTTTTTGCTGCAGAGAAATAAGTTCGCGCTCTTGCGCGATAAGTCGCTCATGTGCACTCATTCCTTGCTGCATTACTTGAGCAAGAATCTTTTCTGCATTTGCTTTTTCTCTTTTGGCTTTTATTGCATCTTGATCGGCTTTTTTCTGTGCGTCATTTTGCCGAAGTTCCCTTGCTCGGGCCCTTAAAGCAGCGTTAACAGCAGCCTGTTCGGCTTCAGTTGCACCCACAAACTGTTTTTTAAGTCTCGATAGATCTTGCAGGGTCTTCGCGCCTGCAGCGTAGTCTTTAGCTGCCTGAGCAATGGCTTTATTGACTTGATCCTGGGTTGTTTTGCCAGTTTTCTGGACTCGAGTGATGGCGTCGAGCGCGATGCGAAGTTTACCTGCCTCACCGGCCTGCTTGGTCAACAATCCATTAACCAGCGCCATGTCTAATTTCATCTGCCGATCAGCGTCCTTCTTGGCAGCAGCAGCCTCTTTTTTCGCCGTAGCCGCAGCTTTTTCGGCAGCGGCCTCAGCATTGAGTTTGTTAACAATCTGATCGATCCGATACTGAAAATGTGGATACATCGCCGTCAACTCGGCAATGGCTGCCGCCTGATCCTTTGGTCCTTTTGCAGATCGCAGAAAGCTCTCCAAGGTCTTATTAATGGCTTTATCTGCAATGTCCGTACTGACCTTATGTCGACGATACGCCTTGTCCACCATGTCTAAATCACGAACAACTTGCTTCATGCCGGAACTGTGCCCGGCTGCCATTTCCTTGACGGAGTCTGCTAGTTTCTTGTTGGCAGCCTTACGAGCATCGGCATCTCGCTGTGCCTTTCTAGCTGCCCGCTCCGCTTCGCGCTCTTGCTTGCGAACATCATCCATGGCTTGTTCGCGGGCCATTTTTTCCAGCTTTCTCGTCTGGCGAGCCTTCGCAGCAGCCAATGCCTCTGCGTCGGCATTATCCTTAAACGCTTTTGCCATTGCCTCAAGTTGCGGCTTAAGTGCTGGAATGGTCTGGATAAGGTGCTGAATTATCTTCTCGTACTCAGCAACGCTTTTAGCGCCCTTTAGATATTTATTGACGATTGCATCAAGCATCTCCTTGGACTGCTCGCCGCTTAACTTTCCCTCTTCTTGTAATTTCACAAGTCTGGCTAGATTTCTTTCGTACGACCCTGCGGCCCCCTTGGCTTCATTGACCACTCGGGTTAGCGCTGCCATATCGGTGCGCATGCCTCGAACGCCTTTGGTGTCAACAAAAACGTCGAGACGAATGCCACCGTATTGAATCACACCAGCCATGTGCTTCGCCTATTTGATAAGCCTGAGACCGGAAACAACTTTTTGCTCAATATCAGACGAGGTTTGCACGCCATGTTCGACTTTATACCTGAGTCTTTTTGGCAAGAAGTCGTTTTCATGCAAGACATCTAATTGCACCCCATGAGACGACGCGAACAAATTCATAAATCTGTGCAGCATAGTAATCATTGATGCAAATTCACGCTTATGCTCATCGTAGGAATTGATCGGATACATGTCATCGTACGCCTCCCAAAAATCGACCACTCGAGGGTCTACGTTTTCCATAAACTGAAAAACATCGATCTCGCCAGTGCGCAAGCAAAGTTCCGCGATCAATCGGAGTCTTGCGCTGTTTCGGATTTTTTTCTTAGGCTACGGCGAGACTCCAAATCAAAGCCGATGTGCCGACGCGCCTCATCTCCAAGGACTTCCATATCCAAGGAATCGATCGTCGCAAGAAGTTCGTGCTCATGATCATGAAACATGCGATTGTTTTCGCTGTCGACCAGCATTTTGCACACCAGCATCACTGTGCCAAGCGTCAACTTCTCTTTGTCGATTTCGCCTTTCTTATCGAGTAGACCAGAGTTGTACTCTGATCGCTCAAGCTCCGTAAGGCTTTGCAGTCTTGCTGTGCCTCCGCTTGGCAACTCAACATCAATGTACCTTCGCTTGGTTTTCTGTAGGAATGAATCCCGAGATAATAACTCACTCATCTTCTTCGCCTTTCTCTAGAGACTTAAAGTGTTCAGCAACTTCCTGATCAGTTGGCGGCATCACAACGGGAACTGAGCGGCCCAGGGTCTGCTCAATACATTTCTTCATTTCGGACAGCATCGATTTGTGCATTTCTGCGAAAATATTGATCGGTGCACCTTCCTGCTTTCCGACATAGCCTACGTGCAGACCGTTTGCATAAATCATCCACTGATCGTGCTCGACTTCAATGGGACCGAACATGCTACGCTGGATGCCTTTGTGAGGCTTCAATTCAATCTTGTACATAGTAAATCCTTAGCCCAAGGAAAAAAATTACGCCGACTTGGTAAATGTTGGACCTGTGTCGCCATCAAATTTAAACACAAAGGTCGCTTCCTGCAAATTACCGAGTTGCAGGTTAGGAAACTGGAAGCTTTTAAAGTAGCCAGTTCCGGCAATATTTGCCGCCGTGGTCTCGTTGCTGGTCGTGGTGGTGGAGGCGACTTTTCGCAGGGGGAACGTAATGGTGCATGTTTCTGTCACGGTCGCTGCAATAGTCGGAAGTGTCAGTGACGTTGGAAACAGGCATGTCACAGAGACTTCGCCCGGATCGACGAGATCGCTTGGGACAAATTCTTTGTACGACGTTGTGTCCAAGGTCGACTTTTCCAAGTCATCTACGGTCCAAGTCGGTAACTGGATGGAACGGATTTTGGCAGCGAACGTCGTGCTGGAAAAGCTGATCGTTGCACCTGCGCCTGTGTCGGCATGTGTTTCGGTGATTGGCATCCGAAGGACTCCTATTGATCATAAAACGAGACGAGAAATTCTAAAACAGTCAGATACCGGCGGTCGTCCCCACCATCGGTAGCCAGTTCGGTTGAAGTGCGTGGTCCGCTTGAAACCATGCAGTCAAAAATGTTGACGCCTCCGTAGACTCCACGCAGTCTCTGAGTGGGTCCAGCAGTGTAGTCTAGGATCGTATCTGCGAGCGTTTGCGACTGTGACCTTGTATTTGCGTAGCACTCAATTTCAATCCTAGCGACACCAAATCCGCCGCGCCCCCAGTCCGCAGTCCCACCGCTAGAGATGATGTGCTCATTGCGCGTTGTCATAGTCATGTAGGTGCAGGCAGGCAGATCGCAATTCTGCGCTAATTCGTCAGGATAAAAACGTGCAGCAGTCCCAGAGCCAATAAGCGAAGTAATCGCGGTTCCAGTGTTATTCAGCAAATACGTTCTCATCGCAGCGGCTGGGCTCATTTCTTCATGCTCTGCTCAAAGGCGTTATTGACTTCAGACATAAGCATCCCGACGATCCTTGGCGTTTCAGTATCGTTGATCATTTTGGCAACCCAAATCTTTGTCTTTCGTCTCTTCCTGTAATTTTTACTTCCTTCTTTTGCCCAGAAAGACATCATGCGATCGGTGGTTCCCATGTAATCAAAAAACATTTTATTGCCTGGGCTTTTTCCTCCGCGATCGGTCAACTCAGGACCGACAAATACCGATGTGTTAACGCGATCCCAAGGACGAATAGCAAAGTCGATCGACGCGACAATATCAGGAACGCCGGCCCATTTTGCTTTGTGTGACCTAGACTGCTTTGCACGATCCTCATCGTTACCCATGGGTACTTTGGCGTAAAAAGCCCTACGCAGTTCGTTGGCTGCTTTCGGGATAGCAGTCTTCCGAAGCTGTGCTGCAATCTGACGTGGCAGCAATTCAACTTTTTGAATCGCTCGATGGACTTCCGCCATATCCATTGCGATGCGAAACTTTGCCTTCGTCATGCAACACCTTCATTATTGACGACATTGCAGTGTAATTCCAAATACCGCTTTTGCCCGGCAACCTGTCGGACGTTAGTGATGCCATAGTACTGACCATCGAAATAGACGCGCATCAGCGGGGAATACCCTGGAAGATAGCGAACCGTAAAAACAGCCTGGGCCTGTGCCTCGAGCTGAGATCCTCGCAGGTTTTCACCGCCTCGCCTATCACTAAACATGGCAGGGACATTGCTGGCAAAGCTACTCCAAGTCCTGGTAGGCTGTCCGGTGGTGGTGTCAGCGGTCTCGACCATTTGCTGGACGATAATGCGGTGCCTCATGGCTCCAAGCGAAATGTTGCGTTGCCCTTGATAGATGGTCATGGATAGTTTGGCCTCGCAAATCGTGCCAATAAGTATTCGTACGCACCAGCCAATTTAATGTTGTCGGCAATAGATTCGCCTCGATGCTCAAACAGGGTGGTCGCCATCAGCAGCATGGCTTGCTTATGAATTTGAGGAACGCCGCTAGCAGTTGCCGAATACCCAGTAACATAACGTATCTCCACAGCGTCCCAGCGATCTGCCAAATCGGGCCAATCCTGATTGTACTTAAGTAGTATTCGGCTATTTCCGCCGGGCACAGTTCCGGTTGCACCATCGAGAGCATAAACGCTCGTCGATAAGGTCTGCAGTGTGTTTCCTGCGTCGTAATACTTAAAGTGTGTAATCGATGAGATCGGCCTATGATGCAAATCGATGTAATCACCATGAAGCTGATCTAGCGTCATGTTCCATGTTTCGTACGTCATTTTTTGCTGTGTGTCGTGCTCGTACACCTGCGTTACGGAGTACACGATATTTTGCAACAGCTCGTCATGAGCAGTATCGACGTCCGCGATTTGCAATTGCGCTTTCACCTCGCCAACCGTGAGAGGCCAAGAGGTCTTATCGGTGACCTGCGTAAGACTGGTATATGCATTGCGTAGTGGCTTGAGTCTTGGGTTATCCAACTTCCTCTTCCTTTGCTGCAATCGCTAAATGAGTTTCCTGATCACCGCCGCTCGACCACTGCTTCCAGGCCTTCGGATACATGTGCACAATTTGCATGTTCTGATCGTGAATCGCTACCATCTCCTCCATGTGCCCGATGCAAACATTCGGGTCGACATAAACAGAGTTCCCGCAAGCGCCCCAGGCTTTCCAGAAATAAATGTCGTCGTCAATTTTACCACTATCGTCTTCCCAGTCGCCTTCAGTGCCAGGAGTCGACCAAAACCAAGGTTTCGGCATTTCAGCAAGTTTGTTTAAGCGTATGGCTGTCAAGCCGAAGTGTGCGGTGGATACCTTTAATGGGGCACCGTCCCAAACAACTTCTTTCTCTCCGCTTATTGTCATTAGTGGGAAGTGCTGCCCGCGCCGAGCCTGCATCGCAGCACATGCGTCGATGTGAGGATTGTTTGCCATGACTTGCAAAAGTTTCATGATGTCTTTGCCCGTAAAGACGCTATCAAAGTCAATGGTGATTGCGAGATCGATTCCAGCCTTGATCCCGCGATCAAATAGTCGCTGCATACATTGTCCGTAAAAAACTCCTTGTGCAGTTTGCAGTGGAATTCCGATTTCGCGAAGAGCGGCATCGATCACATTCCTGCAGTACACGTTTTCGTATCTTGGCAGCGTCATCATTGCCGCTACCTTAAATTCAGTGCTTTCACTCATAGTCAGCCTTTCACAACCATTGGGTGAGTATCTAAAACAGCAAAAAGATCCCAAGCAACAAGCTTAATTAGGTAATTTCGTTCCGTAAGCCACTGAATAATGTAGCTTATGGATTCCGGCCTTCCGTTATGCTCAATCGTCCAGCATTTTATTTCGTAGTCGCTGTCATCAAAGCCTTCAAGGACATCGCATTCAGCGCCTTCGATATCCAGTGAAATATAATCAATTTCATTGGGGGCATGATACTTCTTCAGCAGGTCATTAAGTGAAATGCTCAAAACCTCTTCGCCAGAACTGCTAAGCTGTGACAGCAGCGATTCTTCATGCTGATGAAACATTAGCGGCAAGTTCGATTCGCTGTAAATGGCTGCAAATTCTACAGGGGCGACCCGACTAGCCGTTGCCTTCTGAAATGCTCTTGCGTCAGCATCAACGCAAATCCCATCCCAGCCAATTTGCTCAAAAACAAGGGTATTGTTAATAGTGACTCCGTCATTGCATCCAAGGTCAACAAAGTAACCGTCGTTCATACTGTGCTTTAGTCTAGACAGATGATGGTACACCCATCGATCTTGCAACAGCTGTCCGCGAAACTGCAATCCATCTGGTATCGACATATTTGCCTTTCAAGCCCTAAAACCCTCGGTAGCTAGGGCCATCACTACCGAGGGAACCTGCCGAAAGGCTAGGCAGGTTTAACCGATAATAACAACGTCGCCTTGTCCGGTTGTGCCGATCGGAGAAATCTGCTTGTAGAGATTGCTTTCGACCGCTGCAACCAAAACATCGTTGCTGCTATTTGGCATCGTCAGTTCAAGCCGCAGGTAGCGCTTTCGCGGTTTGGGGTCGATGTGATAGACAAGCAGTTTGGCACTTGTGCAATCCTCAGCGGTTCGGTTGAACGAAGCATTAAAGGTTGCGAAGTTTGCTACGACTGTGTCATCCGACTCTTTCAGCGAAATCGTTGGGCCAGTGGCGTTGGTGTTTAATTCTGCTCCTAGCTGGATGGACAGTGAGCAGTAATCCGAACCCGCTAGATCAATTCGAGCGGTGGTCGTCGTGTTTGACGCGCACGACTGTGGTGCGATGGCAATCGATCTTTGAACTAATTGTGATTGAATCACAGGTTATCTCCAGAAAATGTTGTGTTTACGACTAAATCAGAAAGATTAGGCAGTGCCCATCTTCAGTGCAATCATTGGGCCCGCAGCGCTGGCGGTGCCAGTCTCATGAACCACAATGTCATATCGCTGGGTGCATCGAATCGCGATTTGATCGTATTCGAAGTACCGACTGCTATCGCTTACAATGGAGATCCCGCTGCGTGACCCCATGGTCGCGCACATGGAAAGATCACCAAAGAATCCAACAACCGTCGATGCAAGCGTGGTCAAGGCGCTTGGGAGTGCATTCACCAGTACGACCGGGTAGCCCATAAACGATAAACCAACAGGCCCAGCCTGAACGCTTGCGATGTTGTTTCCGCCGGCAGCGTTAGCCAGTCGAACCATTGCATTCCAGTATAGTGCGTTATGGACGTACCATGCTGGGCGGATGCCTGGGAATCGCGGAAGCTTTCCGACTGCATTCTGGAAAAATGCAAACTCGAGTTCCTCGAAAGTATCATCTCCGTTTGCAGCGGTGACGGTTGAGCCAGCGAGCAAGGCATTTCTCAGGCCTACGATACCACCGTAGGTTGATGTTCCATCACCGATAAAACCAGCCTGATCTTCCTGCACCGCAAAGGCGTAAGCCATTTCGTTCGCCACAAAATCTGCTAGCGAAACAATGGCGTCGTCCGACAATTCCTGGCTCAAGCGAGTCAAGATCATCAGCTTCTTAGCGTCCAGCTTGACCTGAGAGAAGCTTGCATCACTTTCCGTTCCTTGGCTGTTTTCGCCAACGTAGTAGGCTGTAAAGCCACTCTGTCGACGAGGCACATAAACAATAGGTTCCGACATCGGATAAACTCGAGCGTTTTGGCGGAAGACGCCATATTCTTCTCGAAGGTTGATGATGGCAGACTCAAAGCCCTCTGGGACCAGATAGCCACCGGCACTATTGGTGGTTGTGCTGTGAACGTTCAGAATTCCATGTTCCTTGCACCAAGCGATCGCTTCCTTGTTATCGGCTACGGTTGCCCGCAAGAACTGACCTGCAGAGTATGCTTCGAAATCGCTCTTGAAAGCACGAAGCTTGCCGTGTCGCTTTACAGTTGCCGGAAGGGTATCCTTGGCAGTAGCTGCCTGTGGTCCCACGGGGCGAACCGCAAGAATCTCCTTGGCTTTCGCCTCGATCGTCACAGCCCGCTCAAGATCTTTTTTGAGAGCCTCGGTTTGTGCAAGGATTTCGTCTGCCTGCGCTTTTTCCTCCGCAGTCATGTCACGGTCTTCTTGTTCGGCTAGAACTTGGATCGCTTGAACTTGCGCAATCTGTTCAGCCATTTGATTGCGAATTTTGTCAGATAACGACACTTTTGTGTCTCCTGTAGAAAATGAAACTTAGCAGGAGCGCACAAAAAAGTGGCACCTGCAAATCAAAACGTGTTTGATCCGCATCATGCCACTCACTAGCTGCGATGATTGGTTCGTCGCGTTACATATTAACAAATTTGATCTGCGTGTCAAATTTCCCGAAAATCGAGAGACATAAGTTCGCGAATTTTCATGGCAAGTTTCACTTGGTCGAGCCGCTTGGTTGACTTTATTTCGATCTGATTTACATCTTGCGGAACATTCTGAAAGACGTTCCTTGGCACCTGCGCAGCTTCCTTCGCGACGCCTTCAACAGAATCTGCAAAGCCAAGTTCCACAGCTTCTTTTTCGGTCATCCATGTTTCATCGGCCATCATCTGCATCACTTGCTGGCGATCTAAGCCGCTTCGATTGACGTAAATATCTACAAGGCCTTCTTGGTATTTATCAAGTAACTCTGCCATTTTTCGCATGCCGTCTGCGTTTCCTGCAGCGATCGTCCAAGGCTTATGGATCATGAGCTTTGACCCCTCTGACATAATCACCGTATCGCCAGCCATGGCAATCACCGATGCGATCGATGCGGCTATGGAGTCGATGTAAACCGTAGTCTTGCCACGCCGTCGCTTAATGGCATTGTAAATGGCAACGCCCTGATCGACGCTTCCGCCTGCAGACATAATTCTTAGGCCAATATCCTTGCCTTGAAACCCACTGATCGCATCAATGAAATCCATGGCACTGATATAGCCAAGTTCGCTGGGGCCGATGAGACCATAAAGAAACAGTTCATTTCCCTGAATATTAAGCATCTTCAAGCACCTTATCGGTTAGAGTATCGATACGCTTGCCCCAAGTCGCGAATTCTTCTTCAATCTTTGAGATAAGCTGATCGGGTTGGCATTCGGAAACCTGTAACAAAATCTGACGACTCTGATCGCACCAGCCTTGGGCTTTGCCATCATCTGTTGAAAACTTAGCGATCGCAGCTGCAAGCGTGGTGCTAAACTTAGAATAAAATGCTTCGGATTTGTCGGTAAACTTCTTCGGGTTTTTTGCAAACTCGAGAATTCTTTTTTGCTCGACTCCTACGAGATGCTCTAGGTGAGACCTGATTGCAATCCGCTCTGCCGAACGAGAGGGTCCATTTTCTTGAGCATTCGCCTGACTGGACTCCATCTGCCTGACTAGCTTATTTGCCCACGCTTGACCGGCATCGCCACCCCAAAGTGCCCATGCGATTCGGCCTGCACTTGGATATCCATCTTCGCCCGGAGAAAAGCCCTTGCCCTTTTTGTCGACCTCATGCCGTGCAAAATACGACTTCATACGCTTGGCGGTATCTGGAGAGATATTCTTGCCAGAAGACAAATCTCGTGCCCTAGCCACGCCCACAGCGGTTCCCCCACGGTTGTATTGCCGTCGCCACTCAAGGCCTTTTTTCGCTTCACTACGAACGCCCTCTGGTGGAGTAAAATTGATGCCTTCGTATTGATTGCTAGGCCCAGCAATGTCTGGCGCGTCTTGGTCATCCTCCTCCTCTTCAGGCTCCTCTTCCTCCGGCTCTTCTACCTCGACCGTTGCCTGCTCTGGGGACATGGTATTCGGGTTAATAAAGTCATCGCCACCCTCTCGGCGATTGAAGTCAAGGATATCTCGAGCCTCATTAGGCGAAAGAATTAGAGCTTCAACGCCACTTCTGAGCGACTGCATGGTAGTTGCGAAATCAGCACGCAAGAATGCTCCAGTGTTAAATTTGAAGAAATGACTGTCGTTTCGAATCTCCCTCGATGAGAGAAGCTTGCAGTTGAGTTCCTGTTCCCATTTAACGATCCATGTCATTAGGCAGTTTGTCAGATACGCCATGTTTTTGTGCTCAAACGACCTGTAGGTCTCGGATGATCCGTCACCAAGAATCGTTTCGAGCATAAACCATAGCGCCGCTTCCTGTCGCTGATAACGCCTGTTTTCAAGGAACTGTGCATCCTGATTGCTCATCGCCATGGTTTGCAGTTTCATGCCTTCGCGAAGCAGTCCGACCTTATCGGAGTTTTCGGGGCCGGCATGATATTCATTAAACATGTGCAAGAACTGTTTAGCGTCTTGCTCATTGCGAAACATCCCACTAGGTGCCTCAATCATGAACTTGGCCGCGAATCCTTTGCTTGCCTGGGTATTGTATCGCTTGTCGCCGCTGATGCCTGCGTTCCAGCTTCTGGCCGCTATCTGCAGCAAAGAAAGGCCTTCAATGCCATCGTATCCAAAGCCTGGAATGTGCATTACCTCGCTATCTCGCAGGATAATGACATCTCTCATGCCTGTTTCATTCGATAAGGTCTCGAAGAGATTGAGGCGATCATGAGCATCGGGTTTCGTCAGGTGATACTTTTCGCCTTCGATAAGGACTGTAATTGTCCGATCTGGCAGGATTGGTATTAGTTCTGCAATTCTTCTCCCAGAACGGTTGATATAGGCCCTGCCATTTCCCCATAGCAGTGCATGTGACATCACCTGGGACTTAAAAATGCAGGCAGTCTGAAACGCATTAGGTTTAAGGTGCAATAACATGTGCCGATCGTCATCGTTCGCCCGCTCCTTGCCGTCGTCAGTGCGGCGGTAGAAGTTAAGCGGCAACTGACCAATGTTGTTGCAGATCTTATTGACCGCATACCAAATCGGTGCGTACGATAGTGCGGAATCTGGCGTAACCCTGCGATCGCCCTCATTAGCGCCGCCGGTAAAGAAATCAATTAACCATTGCACTGGTCTAGCCAATGTCGCCATCGCGTACTCCTAGTAGACGAATAAGTTACCTTTGGGCTTGGGAGGGGAAAGCATTGCCAGTCGGAAGGCCATCAGGCATGCAACCAGTGGATCGATCTTATCTTTGCTGCTTTTCTTGCACGGCATCCAGCGATCGGCGCTGTCACGCTTAATGGCTAGGTTGCCGGCACACCAACTTAGCATAGCATTTCCGTCATGCCGAATTTTTTGGCGTTCTATCAAAGATAAAAAGTTGTGCAGCGGTTCGTTGTACATCAGGAAGTTCTGCCGGAAGCTCACGGCTTTAATTCCAGCGGAGGTCAACTCCTCACCGAGTTGTTGTGCGTTAAATTGATCGTAGGCAATACTTTCAAAGCCGAATGTCTCATGATCGGCCAGGATTTGCCGCTTGATTGCGGCGATAACAAATTCTTCGCGCCTTACAAGGCCGCTATGACACCAATCGACCCAAGGGAGTTTACTGACATCACGCTTGCCGGTCGTATACAGGTACGCCTGCGTTTTAAATTCGTATCGGTAGCTAGTTCGCTCGCTGCCGTCTTCGCCAATCTCTGTCCCGTCGACAAATCTAGCACAGTACGCCACACCCGCCAAATCGTCCCAGCCGCCTAAGTCAAACCCAACGGTGATGACCTCAGCTTCTTTCCAGTCGCTGAGCGGAGATGCCAATGCATTCCACGCCTGCAGGTCGATGCCCCATTCTGTCGCAGATACAACGCGATTGCAGTGATATCTCAGAAACTGATTTCTCTTTTCACTGTTATGGCGAGCAGCATTACAGAACTCCGACAAGTATTCAGGCTTTACACTTACGCCCAAATTGGGGTTGGCTTTAACCCATACGGCTGGATCGTCCCACTGATCCTTTTCATCGATCGCGTAAAGCATAGCAAACAGCGTTTCGTCCTGATACAAATCTTGCAGCACTCCATAGCAATAATTGCGCTCGTTGATCCATAACTTGCTGTTAGTATCGCCTTCGGTCGTAATGACGAGCAGCAGCGGTTGCCGTCTTGCAGCACCAGCAGTCACCATGGTATCAAAAAACGGCTTGTGGTGATCGCGCCAAGCGTGCAATTCATCCAGCACGATTCCATGCGGATTCAACCCGTCAAACGGCTTATCTGAGCCCAGGGGCATAATTTTGCTACCAGTGGATGGAAACAAAATTCTGTGGTGCCGGCACGTAGCATGCTTTGCCAGTGCAGGGGCCTTGTTTACCATTCGCTCTGCTTCATCGAAGAGGACCATAGCCTGATCCTTCTTTGTTGCTGCGCAATAGACTTCTGCGACTGCCTCCTGGTCAGCGACCGCCGTCTTGTGCGCGATGCCTGCACCGAGCTGCGTTTTGCCGTTCTTTCGAGCCACAAGAATGACTGCCTTACGAAACCGGCGTGTGCCATCTTCGCGCTTCCATCCAAAGATATTCCAGATGATAAATGCCTGCCATGGCTCGAGGCCAAATGGCTGACCTGCCCATTCGCCTTTGCTATGACGGAGAACCTTCGGGAAAAAGCGGCATGCCTTTTCAGCTTCTGCTTCGTCTATATGGAAAGGAAACTCGAGCGTATCTTGCCGCTGAAGATCCTTAAGATACCGATCAATCGCCAGCCGCACCCACCTACCAACTACGATGCTTCCTTCTAGCACCCCAGCGACATAGGAATCGACTTTATCCTTGGCGGTTACGTTGGCGATCATGTAAACTCGGTTAGTTCATCCTCTTCTTCTTTTGGTGTGGCAATCTGAATTCTCTTGCGGTCTGCCGGCGAAAGACCGAACAGTGCGGAAAGCGATTGTATTTTCTGCGTTGTCTGATTCTTGATTTTGGCAAGCACAACGTCCGACGGATCGACGAGCCACTCACCCATTACCTTCTGACTGGCAACGATGTAGCCTGAAAGTTCAAAAAGTAAATAGCTGTCGCACTTGCGTAGTGCCTCTTGTGGCAATCGGCTAATTACCTCATCCCAGGCATCCGATTGCGCCTGCGACATGCCTTTCGGTTTTATTGGACCACCATCGTACTCAGAGGTGTCGTAAGTTCCGTGTAATCTACCTCCACCGCTTCTACCTGCAATCCCGCTCATTCGCCTTTCTCCGTTCTCACTCTATGACACTCCCTGCAAAGAGGAATAACATTATCCCTCGCCAATCTTAAGTGGGGAGCGTCTTTGATCTTGACTTTATGGTGGCATTCATCTGCTGGGCTGACAAATCCTCTTTCAAGGCAGTCCACGCACAATGGTTCTTCCTTTCGAACCAACTCAGACATGTATCTCCACTTGCTATCGTAGCCTCGCTCTTTTGTTGTTTTTTGGTGCGACGGGACTCTCCCATGGCGGCACTTGCCACATGCCTCGTTTTTTGGATGACAATTACCACAAGCACATAACGTGAGTGCCATTAGCTAATCCTTGCAGCAGGATCAACAACAAAGTCCCCGTACGCATACACTTGATTATTGCTCGTCCGGCGTAGTGCCCAGCGGTAAATACCTGTCTTCGCGACACTGTCACTGTTAGGGGTAAATGTGACCTGATTATTGCTGACTCCGCTGATTGTTGGTGTAAGGTTGGCTAGGATTGTCCCGTCCACTTTTTCAATGCAAATCTTAAGCGTTAAAGCACTGAGATCCACAGCATCGCCATCGGCATCTGTGATGGCAATCGGGCCAATACTGGAGGTGTCACTGATATAAGTGACAACCTCTGTGCCAGCAACACGATTAGGCGCAACCGCTTGAAGCGGTGCCACATTCACTACACCCGGACCAGCCGCATCACTGATCTTCTCCAGTGTATCACTTGCCGAACTCCAGCCCGCTCCCTTGATCTCCGTGAACGCACTTGTAACACCGCTGCTTGTCGCTAGCCCGCTCTGCAACTCCGTTACCGCACTCGCTGCAATCTGGCTCGACGTTATCGAATCGGTCGCTAGTACCGTTGACGTTATTGCACCGGCTGCAAAATCTGCCGCTGTGATTACGCCGGCTTGCAACTCGTGAATATCGGCTGCAACGTGATTGCTGCCTGTCACCTGAACTTCGTGATTGCTGTTCGCGCCAATCAAAATCCTAGCTGCATCCTGTGCCGATCCAACAAGTTGCTGAATGTCGATCTGCAACAAATCTGTACCACTAACAATCGAATCGTAAACCTGGGCTGCAATCACATTGTATCGAAACACGGTCATCGACATTGCAGTGTTGTTGACAAACACCTCGAGGTTTCCAAGTGTATTTGTGTTGCCGCTGGTTAAAGCTAACGTGTAGTAACCGTTCGCAACATGCGTGAGCGTCTCCGTCGTCAGCGCTGCACTGCTGCCGTTTTTGACGAGGCTAAAATTAGTCACGACTGCCGTTGTCACGGCTGCACCGTCGGCATCTAGCACTGGGCCAATCGTAACAGTCGTTGCTGTGCTTAGTTTAAGTAACATTCTATGGCATACCTGTTAGGATTCGTCGTCGTCGTGCGCCACTTGGAAACTGGTAAAACGTGTTGCGGTGCGACTCTTGGCGTAGGCCGATGCCTGGACGCGATGCTAGGAGTTTGATTTCGGATTCGGAAAGAGCGCGGTTGTAAATGCGAACGTCGTCTTGCCCACCGGACGCATACGAAAAAATGCTCGCCCCTA